TGAGATAGATAAGTATTGCACAAAAGTATTAAACAAGAACTGGCCTGAAGTGCCAGTGTACAACGATATAAAGGAGCTAACACATGACAAACTCAAAGCAGATGGAATTGATAACATCGACATCATTACAGGGGGATACCCGTGCCAGCCCTTCAGTGTCGCTGGAAATAAAAAAGGCGTTGAAGATCCGAGACACCTCTGGCCAGAGTATTTTAGACTTATCAAAGAATGTAGGCCCACTTGGGTTATTGGAGAAAACGTTGCAGGACACATTAAACTTGGTCTTGACGCCGTACAAGAGGACTTGGAAAGCGAAGGCTACTCTCTCAGAACGTTTAGTATTTCAGCTTCTAGCATCGGTGCACCGCACCAAAGAGAAAGAGTCTGGACAGTGGCTTACTCCGAACGCAATGGACTCCTTGCCACCGAGAAGCGAGAAAGCATTGAAGAAACAATACGACAACAACCGCAAGGGGAGAACAACACATTCAACATTGAGGGAACAGGTAGTATACCCGTCTCCACAAGTGATGTGGAGGACACCAGACGCCGCAGCTGGAGGGAGCAATTTACCAGGAATAAAGAGAGCGTTGGACGAGGGACATCTGAAAAGACCGAGCGGTCAACCAATTCAAATACGACTACAGGATCAAGTGAAGGAACCACGACTATGGCCAACGGAAACAAAAATAAAAACAACTGGTGGCACACTGAACCCAACGTGGGTAGAGTGGCTGATGGGGTATCCGACAGGACACACCGACTTAAATCGTTAGGTAATGCTGTGGTACCACAGATACCTTATTACATAGCTAAAAGTATATTGGAGGTTAGAGATGCATAGATATATAGTTATTGGTCCTCCTGGTACAGGGAAGACAACATTTTTAAAAACAAAAGTTCAAGATTTAATTAGGTCTGGATCATGTGCACCCAACCAAATTGGTTACTTTAGTTTTACCGTTAAAGCATCAGAAGAAATTAGAGACAGAGTTATGGAAGGTGATAACTTAAATAAAGAACAAATGAAAATTATGTTTCCTTATTTCTCCACCCTTCATAGTTTAGCGTATAAGCGATTACAATTACAACAGTCGCAGATAATGGATGATAATGACTACGCCGAACTTTCACGGCTCACGGGACATGAGTATGTTAATAAAATGCGTAAAGGTAACGGCGTTGATATTGCGATGCCAACAGCGAAAAGTGAATACCAAGACATTATTAATTTAGCATATGCTAAGTATCCCGATGCTGAAGATAGGCTGCCTAAAATATTTAGAGAAACAACTTTAAATAACTACGGCGCACGGAACATGATTGAACAAATGGATTTAGATTTGCGTAAGTTCAAAGAAGACAGAGACAAGTATGAGTATGTTGATTACTTTGTTAACTTTATTAAAAATAAAAGTGCACCTAAATTAAAATATTTATTTATAGATGAAGCTCAAGATTTATCAGCGCAACAATGGCAAGTAGTTAATATGTTACAGCAAGAGTCAGGAGCATTGGAGACATGGATAGCAGGTGATGATGATCAAGCTATATTTAGATGGGCAGGTGCAGACATTGAACATTTTATAACGATGGCTAATGATAAAAATAATACAATAAAACCTTTAACACAGTCTTATCGTATCCCAATTAGCGTACACACTTTAGCCACAAAATTAGCACAGTCTATATCAAGAAGAATACCAAAAGAATACAAGCCAAGAGATGAAGAAGGAGAGAGAAAAGTCTTAAATATCAGACCTTTAAACAAAGGATTAACAGAAGGTGATTGGCTTATTTTATGCAGGACGCATGAAATTGTAAAGCAAGTATCGGAATCTTTAGAAGCTTACGGATGGTTGTATAAACGTTATGGCTCCTCTGTTATTAGTTTTCGTTTCATTGAAGCTATCAGAGCGTGGACGAGATTACAAAAGGGAGAAAAAGTTTCAGGTGTTGATTGTGATACTATTTATCATCACATGGATAGCACCAGGATTAAAAGAAACTACGGCGTCTTTAAAGGGCAGCCAGAAGGTTTTTACGATTTAGATACTCTTATTAAACAATATGGGTTAAGAGAAGAAATTAAGTTATCAAGTACAAGGACAGCAAGTGTGAAAGAGATAGCGTGGTATGATATGTTAAATGGAAAAGGACTTCGTAAAAGAATTCCTTACCTTCGATCAATTATGCGTTCTGGAAATAAACTTGATGCTGAACCTCGTATTGAAGTATCTACCATACACGCAAGCAAAGGTGGTGAGAGAGATAATGTTATGTTGATAACAGATTTATCCTATGGTCCTTACAAATCATCTACAGAAACACAGCAAGGTAAAGATGATGAAGCAAGAGTATTTTATGTTGGAGCGACAAGAGCGAAAAAAGAATTACATATCGTTCACCGTACCGAAGGTCAGTATGAATATGAACCTATATTTTTTCATGAGAGGAGTTGTGCATGATATCGCAGGACTTGTTGGATGAAGCAAAGAAACTTATTGGTGGCGATAGACAAAAGGACTACGGAGACAAACTCACGAACCACGAAAACATTGCGAACTTCTGGTCTATATTTTTAAAGACTAAAGTTACACCGCACGATGTTGCTATTTGTATGGCCTTGGTAAAAGTTGCACGGCTCATGAACCAACATAAAAAAGATAGCTATATTGATATGGCAGCTTACGCCACTATAGCAGGAGAGATAGAATCAAGAACAAATAAAAAGAATCAATCGTTTGAATCAGAAGGCGAGAGAAAAGGAAGATTAACATCTGAATACATAAAGGCAAAAAATGAAACAAGCCCCTAATTGGTTTCCTAAAGTACACCGCATGCCCAGTGAATGGGTACAACCTGATACCTTTCCTGACTTGTCAGGTTATGATGAAATAGCTATTGATTTAGAGACACGAGATCCTGGCATTAAAGATGCAGGCCCTGGTTATTTTCGTAAAAATGGTGAAGTAGTAGGGATTGCTATAGCAGTGGACGGGTGGGAAGCATACTACCCCATAGCCCACGAAACACCGCCCAATATGGATAAAGAGTTAGTTACCAGGTGGTTGCGTAAGCAGTGCTCGTACGAGTCTGTCAACTATATATTTCATAATGCGTTCTATGATGTTGGTTGGTTAACAACAATGGATATTGACATCAAGGGAAAAATAATAGACACTTTAATTGCTGCTCCTATAGTGGACGAAAACAGGTTTCGATTTGACCTAAACTCATTAGCAAAGGATTATCTACAAGAGTCTAAATCGGAAACCCAGCTACGAGAGGCGGCAAAAATGTGGGGCTTAGATCCAAAAGCGGATTTATGGAAGCTTCCAGCCTCACACGTTGGAACTTATGCAGAGCAAGACGCTGCCGTAACACTACGCTTGTGGCATCATCTAAAAAAAGAAATAACTGCACAGAATTTAGTAAATATTTTTGCATTAGAAACTGATTTGTTTCCTGTGTTATTTGAAATGAAACGCAAAGGTGTTAGAATTAATCTTGACAAAGCGGAGGTAATAAAAAATGATTTATACAAACAAGAAAAAGAAATCTTACAATCGATTAAAAAACTTTCAGGCACATCTGTGGAGATCTGGGCTGCAACTAGCGTGGCGAAAGCATTTGATGCATTATCAATTCCTTACAATCGCACTGAAACAGGAAAGCCAAGCTTCGATAAAAACTTTTTATCAAGTCATGATTCTCCTTTGGCGCAGATGGTGGTCAAAGCCAGAGAGATTAATAAAGCGAGAACCACATTTATTGACAGTATCCTCAAGCACTCGCACCGAGGGAGGATTCATGCTGAGATCCACCAAATGCGATCCGACCAAGGAGGAACGGTAACAGGAAGATTTAGTTATTCTAATCCAAACTTACAACAAATACCTGCACGAAATCAAATTATTGGGCCCATGATTAGATCTCTATTTATTCCTGAGAAAAATCATCAATGGGGTATCTTTGATTATTCGCAACAAGAACCACGGCTCATTGCCCACTATGCTTCTATAAAAAGTTTTACAGGAGCTTCCAAATTTGTTGAAGCGTATCAAGAAGACGATACAACAGACTTTCATCAATTGGTTGCTGACATGGCAGACATTGGTCGTAAGCAAGCCAAGACAATTAACTTAGGATTATTTTATGGAATGGGAAAAGGTAAACTCATGTCGCAGCTAGGTGTTGATTTGGAGACGGCTACCGAACTGTTGACCGCTTACCACGAACGAGTTCCTTTTGTTAAAAAATTAATGAATGACACAATGAACAAGGCGGGGAGTAAAGGTTATCTTCGAACTTTACTAGGGCGTAAATGTCGTTTTGAATTATGGGAACCAAGTAATGAATGGGGATCCAAAGCATTGCCGTTTAAAGAAGCAAAAAACGAATATGGTGGCGAAAGTATGATTAAACGTGCCTGGACATATAAAGCTTTAAACAGATTAATACAGGGTTCAGCTGCGGATCAAACTAAGCAAGCGATGGTAGATTTACACAAAGAAGGGTACACGGCTCACATACAAGTACACGATGAATTAGATTTTTCTATTGCAAGTGAAAAGGATAGTGCTAACATCAAAGATATTATGGAAAATTGTGTTGAGTTGTTAGTACCAAGTAAAGTTGATGTTGAACTCGGCGAAAGCTGGGGCGATGCAGGTGCTTAAAGTATTTTTTTTACTTACTCTTATTTCTGTTAATGGCAAACCAACCATAGGGTATAACGGTGCTATTTATGACAGCATCGAGAAATGCCAAAATGCGATAGTTATACAAGAAAATATCATGTCAAAACGCATAGAACAGCTTACAAAGCAAGCGTACTGGATAAAATCTCATTGTATAGAATTTAATCGATTTCCTATTGACACTCCCATTTAATTACTTATAGTCCCAGTTAGAAATAACAAGGAGAAAGTATGACTATATTAAAAAAAGAATATGAAGCGTGTTTTAAGGAGGGCTTTCGATTAGGCACTCGTTTAACTCGTTCTAAACTTGCGTACATGAGAGCGAAAGACGCTACTCTTATAGGGGATGAAGCAATGGCGCAACATTACCGTGAATATGGAGAAATATGGAGAAACATGGCTAAAAATTCTGGCCGTAAATATACACCGCCCGTGGCTCACGCACCAAAACAAATGAACTTTGATCTCGGAGATGTCGAGGCCATACAACACGAAGAAACAGAAGTAAGGATGAAAAAAGCATTATGAACATATTAAAATTTAAATCAGTAGCCGTACGACTATCCACTTATCAGCAATTACAAAAGCTAGCACAATTAAATAATAGGTCTGCTGGTATGCAGATTACAGAGCTTGTCGATAAAGCAATGAAACGTCAAAAAAGGAAAGCAGCATGAAACATAATTTACAATTTAGAGAAAGAAACGAAGATAAAAGTAGACATTTAACACACGGCCTACAACTACTTGGTACTGACATTAAAACTATTCATGGTCCTTATTTAGAGGAAGATTATGGTAAATTTATTATCCATCCTTTAAATAGAACACCAGAAGAGGAGGATCTTAAAAAACTAAAAAAAGCTATAGAACAAAAATTTGTTCCTGAGCCAATAAAAGTTAACGAACTGATGGAAATCATGGACGGTAATCATCGCTTTGAAGTTTGGAAAGACCTTAGTATGCCTGTTTTATATATGGTGTACGAAGGGATGCGAATGGAGCACGTTCCTATTATTAATGATAACCAAAAAAAGTGGAATTGGAAAACTTATTTAGATTATTATACAGCAGTAGAGAAAAAAAATCATCCTTATGATTATAATTTAATGCCTTATAATTTGTTTCATCGGTTTCATCAACAGCATCCATTTTCTAACAATGTATTAATGTTATTGTTATGCGAAAGATCTTTTGATCGAAGCAGTTTAAGAGATTTTAAAGAAGGAAAAATGGTTATTCATGATTGGTCAAAAGCTAAAAAAAGAGCAGTTTTTTTAGAAGGCATGAAAGATTTTATTCCCGAGATATGGAATAAAAGATCTTTTATTATTGCGATGATCCACGCTTTAAATCATAAAGAATTTAATGAGAAGAGATGGACAGATCAACTGGGGCGCAACCGATCAGAAATGTGGGTTTGTAGTAATCATTTGCAATACCGTGAACGTATTGAATTTGTTTATAACAAAACAAGGCAGAAAAAAGTATACATCACCCGAGAGGAGTAATGAGTAATTGGGATGATAAAAAAGCTCCTTGCGAACATTGCAACCGAGAGTACGATAAACAAAACATGATGCAGAACCGAAAGTTATGGACGTGGTTGTGTTTAAAATGTCATAATTTAGCCATAAAGGAGGCTGCATGATAGAGATAATAATAAGTTTAATATTAGGCTTGATAGGAGGATATTTTTTTACAAGGTATAGATTTACTCAAGCTCATCACGAAGAAATAAATAATATTAGAGCTCATTATGAAGTTAAGCTTTTAAAGAAAACAATGGAAGATAGGGTGAGGGAACATGGGTAAGAAATTAAGTTTAGAAACTCAATTACGCCGTGAAAGAGATAGAGTAGCAAAGTATGCTCTTCGTCAACCACGAACCTTAAAAGAACAATCTGATCGCTTAAAATGGGACAGATTAAATAGTATTATATGGAGGAGATATGACGACAAATTATACCATCCAGGAGAACCAAATATGTCCCGATTGCAAAGGTAACGGATATGTTAGGTTACGCCTCGAAGCGGAAGAAACGATTAAACAATGTAAAACATGTCACTCGAATGGCGAGATTACGACAAAAGAATTCAGCGACTATTGGAACAAGCCTGCAATTGCCAAAATTTCGGAAAGCTTGTCCTGTTGTTGATGTAAAATGTGACGCCGATATTTGTTGGTAGTTGCATTTTATCCTATTTTACGCTATATCTAGAGGCGTAGTTTCGCCCCTGTTAAGGATTCCGTCCATACGGGGGCTAACATAGGAGAAAAATATGGGTGTATTAACTAAAGTAGGACAAACAATAATTAATAAAATTAAAGAAAAGAAAAAAGAACAAAAAAAGTTAGATAAAGAGTTAGAAAGCCTTTTTGTAGAAAGGCGTAAAATTTTAGGTGGTTCTGAAGCAGTTGCTAATATGAAAAAAACAGGACTTAAAAAAGGCAATACAGTTTCACCAGGTGCTGGAAAATCCAGAAGATCATAGAAAATGGCTAATAATAAAGAATTGCTAGCGCAACGAGACTTGATGGACGAGTTACTCGCTTCAAGACTCACGGCCCACGAACACTCTGAAAGTATGAAAACAATAGATTCAATCTATTTTAATGACAAACTGCCGAAGAATGTCATTCCATTTCCATTAAATCGAATTAAGAGGTTAAATGTCAATATCCCTTCCAAACAGTCCAGTAAGAAAAATATTTGATTGCCCCAAATGTGGGGAAGTATCCATTAAATTCTATGATTCTAAGCACGACCGCTCCTATACCAAGGCAGAATGGGAAGTAGTTATGACCGAAGGAGAGTCTATTTTGTACAAATTATTAACGCAAGTTAGGGAAGATCCTAAGTTTTTCGCATAAACACCCTTTTATATAGATGTTTTTACTCAGATAGAGACACCCTCTCTTCTACGCTAGAACACAAGTTACCAAGTTACCAGGTTACAACCTATATAGGATACCAAATAAAGGTAACTTAGAGGTAACTTATATCTTTTTCAAAGTTACCTTTTCTATATCTTCAAACATAACTTGCATTGCGTCAGAGAGGTTATTATTGTATAGTTTCTGGGAGAAAACATCTATTGTAAAGGTGCATTATGGAAGAGAATAAACAAGAATTGATAATACCTGAACCTTTGTCAGATGCGTTGTTTCATCCTAAAATAACAGGAAAACAACGTAAATTTGTATTATTATTAGTACATTCAGAAGGTTTGCAAACAGCTACGCATTGTGCAGTTCAGGCTGGGTATGCTAAAGACTCGGCAGTTGTAAGAGCCAGCGAGCTGCAACACCCTGAGAAATATCCTTTAGTTGCAAGAGCGATCGAATCAGAACGCAGAGCTATAGTTGAAAGATACAAGTGTACGCAGGAGCGTTCATTATCTACATTGGCACGCATCAGAGATAAAGCATCAGAGTCAGGGAATTGGAACGCTGCCGTAGCTGCGGAAACCAGGCGTGGACAGATAGCTGGGTTGTATGTGGATAAAAAAGAAATACTTACAGGTACGATTGATTCAATGAACAGAGAAGAAGTTGAAAAAAAGCTCCAGGACCTGAAAGAACAATACAGTATCACAGCAGATTTCGAAGAACTGAAAGATATGAAACAAATTGATAATAAGTCTTGACTATAAAATATAATGGGATTATAGGCTAATCATGTGTAGCTGTAGCACATATAAAAAAAGACAGTCGGTCAGGAGATTGCCCCGTAAAAATCTTAGGTTGGTAATGGAACTTTGTCCTTGCTCGGTTGATCAGTAGTCCGTTCAGAGTTCCCATACCTTAAACGCACATAAAAAGGAGAAAGCATGACAGATAAAACTATAAAAATATATGTAG